CCCGGAAACAGGGTGTGGCGGACAAGTTTCATTCAGTGGAGGTGCAGGTGGTGCAGGGGCCAGTACCGACGCGCCGCCCACCAATAGCGCGACCTCTGGCAGTGCGGGGCAAACCAATTCCGGCGGGACTGGAGGTGATGGAGGTGATGGAGGAACTTGGGGAAATGCTGGCGCAACTGGAGGTGCTGCTTCGCCAAACCCAGCCTGTACGTCAGTTGGAAGTCCGGGTATTGGTGGTGCGGCAGGGGCGGCCATCGTTATTGGCGCTGGAGCGAGCAACACCCTCAACAATTCTGGAACAACGTATGGGGCAACGACCTGATGAAGATAATCTCCGCCGGGAATGCATACCGCCGCGACCCGCAACGCTCGGACCTGTACACTTACAGCGTCCATGTCGGAAAGCATACCGTTGAGGTCGAGGAAGGTGACAGCGGTTGGACGCTTGAAAAAGAGCGAGTCACAGTTACAAGCGGACGCGCCCTGCTGCAAGGCGACCTGACTGTCGTAATCCGTGGATACACACCGCCGCGTCGCACCGCCGAGTTGCAACCGCAGACCCATCTGCCTTACATCAACGGCTGTTCGGCAACGAATTTAATACCCCCGCTTCGACCCGGTGATCCATGCGTACAGTTGCTCCACATCCCAGCCGGGTGTAGCGAGCAGCGCCACCACATCCACTCCACCCCGCGCGTCGTGCGTGTTCTACATGGCCGTGGGGTTATGGAGATTGGAATTGGCGAGCGCGTGGATCGACATGAACTGGCTGAAGGCATGACTGTGATTATTGACGCGATGGAGCCTCACCATTTTGTCGCGCCAGAGACAGACTTATTCGTGGTGCCTATCCACGTCTGGAGCAGCACTAGCGCTGAGACAGCGCACCCGATGATGCTGGGCACACATCTAGTATGAGGACGCTCGGATGATACCTAAAAGCAATCAGTCTCCCGACGACATTGAAACAAAGGTAATGGCGCTCAACGCAGCGGGTAACGCCTACGAGCCGCAGTGGCGCGATATCCAGATCGTTCGGCAGGTCGCGGCGCGGCGTTATGAAGCGCTGGTGGCGCAACATGTCGAGCATCATTATCCGCTGCCAGATAACGAGCAACAGTGTCGCGATTTCTTGGCCGGTAAAATTACGCTAGATCAAGCGACGCAACTCGACGGAGACGATGTCGATGCAAAGGCTGACGCCGCGTTGCGTGGCGTCCGCTCCATTGACGCGCGTCAAAAGATTGACGCAATCCGCGTGGCAACACTCGCTGAGATCGGCACAAGTGATGATCCCGACGAGTGTATTGCGCTGTCTGTAAATGAGCAGCCTCTTTGCAATGCGTTCGTCGATGACGAGTGTGCGGCGTGTAACGAATATTTGAGCGTTGTCCCCGATGCGAACCTGGTGCGCAGCGTTTTCCAAAATCTCGGCAGCACTTGCGGCACCGACGCACTGCGGAAAACGGTTGACACCTTCGGCCTCGAAACCGACATAACGACGACGGTCTTCAACGGAATGCTCGGCGACAAACTGTTGCTGGCACGTCCCGACATGGTTTCTGTTGTTGGAATTGACCATACGCCGACGGCGCTAGACCGCATTGGCCGCGCAGTCCACTGCTTGTGGGTGCCGCAAGACCGGACGGGGACACTACCTGCCTCGCTTAAAATGGAAGCGCCCGCGATCCCGACTGGCAGCACCAGCGAGACGTTCGAGCAGATTGCAGACGCGCGTGCGGTGGCGCTGTGGGCTGAGAACCAGCACCTCAAAGTCTACTGGAGCGGCGGCATCGACAGCACCGTTGCGCTTACCGCGCTCATGCGAAACGCACCGGCAGACGCAGCCGACAGGCTGACCGTGTTCTATACCGCCGGTTCGATTGTTGAGTATCCAGCTTTTTATCAGATGCATATCGACGGCAAGCTAAACGCGGTCGAGGTGACGCAGCCACTGAAGCCAAGCGACAGATACTGGGCTGAAAACATTTTTCACTCAGCGGTTTGCGAGCATATCGCAAGCCAAATTGGCGACGGGCTGGTCGTAACCGGCGAACTTGGGGATCAGGTCTTCGGCTCCGCCGGATTTGCAAACGATCCGACGCGAATCAATGGAGACCTAGAGGAGTTCCTCGCCGACTTTTCTGACATCCGAGACGAGATCGACGCGCTGTCTGCGGCCTGCCCGGTGCCGGTCAATAACATCGTAACGCTGATGTGGTGGTGGAACTTCTCGACCAAGTGGTCTGAGGTAAAATATCGCTCGCTCACTTGCGTATCCGACGCGGCGCACCTTGCGAATGCCCGGCATTTCTTCGACACTGACGATTTTCAGCGTTGGTCGATGTCAAACGATGACAAGCGCATCCGCAACACTGCGGAAAGCTATAAGTGGCCTGCGAAGGATTACATATACGATTGGACCGGCGACAACTTTTATCGCGACAACAAGCTCAAGGAAGGCTCGCTGCGCGTCCGCTGGGGACCGCCGCTTGGCATCGACAATGCGGGCAACATCATCTCCGCCGGGCAGACCAGCACAAGTGAGGCGCTGATACAGCAACGCTATAGCGACGCGCTGCGGAGGTTTGCGGCATGACGGAAGAAATAAAGCAAGCCGTCGATGTCTCCGCCGCAGCGACTGGCGGTTTGGTGTTTTTCGACCTTATCCAGCCGATTGCTGGCCTGTTCACAATCATTTGGCTGGCGCTCCGCATTTACGAGACGAATACGGTGAAGCGCCTGTTGCGAAAGAAAAAGTGATGCCGCGCCTGTCCGAATCAACGGAATTTGCTGTCCCCCTTAAAAACATTGTTGCATTGCTGATAGCTGTCAGCGCAGGGACCATCGGATACATGGAGGCCATTGAGCGGATAAACACGCTTGAACATCGAATAGAGATAGCTTTGATGGATGTGAAGCAAAACACGGTGTTTAGGATCAAGTGGCCGCGCGGCGAGCTGGGCAGCCTGCCAGCCGACGCGCGTCAAGACTTACTGATTGAAGCGTTGCAGCGACACGCTGAACGGCTTGGCGCTCGAATGGAGCGAGTTGATGACTTGCAAGTCCGTCTGAAGCTGGTCGAACAAAAGCTAGACGATCAGAAAAAGTGAATGTCCAAATTGGCCGTGCGGGGAGATGGGGAGTCTGCCTGCGGATAGTGAGCAGTTTATGTTGATCGAGCATTTGACTCGGGAGCTTGAACAGAGGTACAGAAATGAGCGCTAAGCTAAAGCTCTGGGCTGAGAAATTTTCAGAGGCTTGGGCGGCTTGTATGATTTGCATGGTGCAAGGAGACGTTACAGTCCTAACCGTCAGCCACGCGCTAACTGCTTCAAAAACTGGGGCACTTGCCGGTCTGGGTTGTGTGCTCGCCAGTTTTATACCAAGCAAACGCAACAAAATAACTGACGCGCTACTGACTGGCGCGGTCACGATGGCCGCAGACATTGCGATTCACCCAACACATTTCGGGCCACAAATGGCCGAGGCCGCACTGACCGGTATTGTGGCAGCAACTATTTGTTATTTAATCGGGAGAAAATAATGGCTACGGAGTTCGACTGAAACTAATGGAGGCCAGCATGGACGCTATTGAATATGCCCTAGTTTTAATCGGTGCGATTTTTGCGTCGCTGTCAATGAGCTACGGGCTTTACCACCTCAAGGAACCTAGAGCCATATGGTTTTGGGAAGTGTTTTTACCAATGTTCGGTTAGGAGGTCTGGAATGACTAATAAAAGGACAACCTGCAAGGATCACACGCCCTGCCCTGATGGCTATGTTGCACGACAAAGTTGGGCGGCTAAAAAGGACAAAACGCATAAGCAAATAAAATGTGACCAGTGCGGGTTGTTCAAAATTTGGATACCACGCAATTTGAACGATTGATGAGGCGCGACCCCAATGAGTGACACCCCCGATAATGTGCCGGATAAATCCGCCTACCAAGTCAATCGCCGCCGCATGTGCTGGGTGGCGTTGGGAATGATGATGGCCGTTGTCGCAGCCGTGCTGATCGATCCCAAACGCTACGCCGGGGCTGAAATTGGCCCGATCTTCTACGGACTGTCCGGGCTGGTGGCGGTCTATTTTGGCGCAACAAGCTGGCAGCAAAAGAAATGATATCGCTATTAGGAACCCTTCTTGGCTTTGGAACGTCAATCATTCCCGAAGTTCTTGGATATTTCAAACAGCGGCAGGCTAACCAGCAAGAGCTAGACATGCTGGAGGCGAAAGCAAAATATGCCGACAAACTGTCTGAACTGAAGCTGAAAGAACTGGACGCACAGGCTGACATTGTAGAGGCGCAGTCGATCTATGCACACGATAACAACTTGGATTCTGGAGCATTTGTCAACGCTCTCAGGGGGTCTGTTCGCCCTGTCATTACTTACGCCTTCTTTATCCTTTTTGCGACGGTCAAAGGCGTCACGTTATACACTATGGTAAATACTGAGGGCATGGACCTATCTGCGGGCATGCTCGCAATATGGGACGAAGAGACACAAGCAATTTTCAGCGCAATTGTCGCTTTCTGGTTTGGGAACCGGGCGATGAGCAAGGCGCGGTCGAGGGGAGATAAATAATGGCTACTAAATCGCGAGGTGTTGGTGTTTCTGACTGGAAGCCGTTAGGTATTAAGCATGTGACCAGTATCGGACACGGCACTAACTCGAAACCTAAGAATAAACACAAGCGCCGTTCTTGGAAAAAATATCGCGGCCAAGGATAACATGCCAAATCCTGGAATAAGCAAAAAAGTAGCAGAAGAGTTCATACTTCTTGTTGAAAAGAAGCTGCAGGAAGGACATCCACCTCCCGGAATTTATGTTTCTGGTTTAAAAGGTGCTGTCGCGTCAGCAGCTGCTGACCTAGGTGTGCGCTCTTCAAGTGCAAATGGCAGGTTGGCCGCATCTAAACGTGTTTTCCGCTCTCCTAACTGGTCTGTTTACAAAGGTTCTGAAAATATTAAAGGCCAAACTTCAAATGAAACTTTTGATTTGCCAGTTTTCCCTGATGATGATATCTCTGCTGAAGAAGTCCTTGATCATCTTTCCAAAAGGTTTGAAAAGAAGCTAAGGAATGAAGGCGCCAAAACTTGGTTCGAAGTTAAAATAAAAGTTCCCGGACCAGTTGGACTAGCTGTAGTTGGTGACCCGCACCTCGGCACCCACTGCAACATCCCGCTGCTGCGCAGGGACATGGACATACTGCGCAAAACCGAGGGTATGCTCGCCGTCAACATAGGTGACACAGCCGACAACTGGGGTCGGTTGGTTTACCTTTATGCAGAATCAGATATCAGTCGGCCAACAGAGCGGAAGCTGGCTAGGTGGTTCTTGAAAGAAGCTGGCATCCCTTGGGCTGTCTGGCTCCATGGAAACCACGACACAATGCACAGTGAGTTCGCAACTTTCTTGAAAACAGAGAATGTCGCTCAGATACCTATGATAGATTGGCGAGCCAAGTTCAAACTTTGCTTCCCCGGCGGAGGTGAAGTTAGGATCGATGCAGCTCACAATCACAAAGGGACTTCAATTTACAACCGTTTACACGGTCAGAAGCGAGCAGCCCTGTGGGATGAGGACGCTGACATTTATGTCGCTGGCCACCATCATACTTGGGGAATGACTCAAGAAGAGATGGATGATGGTAGAGTTGTGTGGATGGCGAGGGCTCGTGGGTACAAGTGGATCGACGATTATGCGACCCGACATAACTTCCACAGGGATGAGTATGGCTCCACAATTCTGTTCGTCATCGACCCGGAGGAGGAGAGTAAGGTCCGACGGATCAGTGCGTTCGCTGATCTTGAAGAAGGCGCAGAGTTCCTCTCTTGGAAAAGGCAAAAGTATGAATATTGAACGGTTGATGTCCGACCTCGAAGAAGACGAAGGCTTCGTAGCAGAGATCTATCTTGATCACCTCGGATATCCGACATTTGGGATCGGGCACCTGATAACTGAAAATGACCCAGAGTTCGGCAAAGAAGTTGGCACTGCTGTATCTTACGAGCGTGTCCGGCAAGCATTCAAAAAAGACACAGATTCTGTGATTTCTGATTGTCATAAGTTGTGTGACGACTTCGATGGCCTCCCGGAAGAGGCACAACTCGTCATCGCCAACATGATGTTCAATCTTGGCTTTCCTAGATTGTCAAAATTCAGTAAGATGGTTGCAGCAGCAAACCAGCATGACTGGCTAGAAATGGCTAACCAGATGGTCGACAGCAGGTGGTATAAGCAAGTAACCAACAGAGCCTCTCGCCTAGAGAGAAGGATCAGGAGTTTGGCATAATGCCTCTTAATTTGATTCAGATCAAAGCAGGTATTGTCAAAGATATCACACCCTACTCTGCTGGCAAAAATGGCCCTTTCTGGGTTGACGGGGATAATGTTCGCTTCCGTAATGGCTATGCCACCAAAATCGGTGGCTGGGAAAATGAGCCTATATATTCCCTAGACTCTGCTGGCGAAGTCTCAACGACTGCTGCAGCCCTTCAAGGGGTCCCAAGAAAGATAAATTATTGGCGAGATCTCGATGGTGACGACAATATCTCTGTCGGGACCTCCAATCACCTTTATATTATACGCGACGGTGGCATATTTGACATAACACCACTCGCCAATGCTGCTGCATCTCTGACTGACCCGTTCACGACTGTTGATACAGAAAGTGTTGTCACAGTTGCGGACACTGGGCATGGCATGAATGACGGAGATTTTGTTGTTTTTTCCGGATCCTCAGCAGTCAATGGCATAGCAGCAGACACCCTCAATCGTTACTCCGGATTTCAGATAACTTATGTTGATTCCAATTCATACACCATTGAAACCGGGGAGGCGGCGAACGCTAGTGGCTCTGGGGGTGGAAGTGTAACGGCGAGCCACCTTATCGGGTTTGACGAAGGTCTTGGGACAGCTACTGCTGCCGCCGCAAATGGCTGGGGGGCTGGTACTTGGGGGTCAAGTACGTGGGGAACGCCAAGAACTTCGTCAGTCGCTACCCTTCAGATCTCTCAGTGGACGACACCTCTTTGGGGAGAGGATCTGCTAGCTTGTGTCCGTAATGGTCAGCTTTATTATTGGGATGTATCTGCAGGAACAAGTTCAAGAGCAGTTCTTGTTTCCAGCTTGGGCGGGTCTTCTGATGTTCCGACAAAAAGCAGGCTTATAAGAGTTTCTTTCCCAGACCGGCACGCAATTTGTTTCGGCTGCAATCCATTAGGAAGTATAACGCAAGACCCGATGCTGATTCGCTGGTCGGATCAAGAAGATTACACCGACTGGACTCCGACAGCAACCAACACCTCCGGGGACCAGAGGCTTGAAATAGGCACAAAAATTGTTACCGCGATGCCGACTCGTGAAGAGATGTTCGTTGCCACCGATGAAGCAGTTTACGGCATGGCATTCGTTGGCCCTCCGTTCACATTCTCTTTCCGACTCGTCGGCACCAACTGTGGTGCTGTCGGGATCAACACAATGATGAATGTTGATGGTGACATTTATTGGATGGGTAAATCAGACTTTTTCTTATACAATGGCTCTGTCGCGGAGATTCCCTGCCCAGTGCAGTTTTATGTTTTTGACAGACTTAACAAAGACGAGTTTGACAAATGCTTTGCTGCACACAACAAAGAGTTCAATGAGGTGACTTGGTTCTACGTTAGCCAAGATAACACCGATGAAGATCTTGAGCCAGACTCTTATGTGTCTTATAATTACAGAGACAACGCTTGGTCAATTGGTTCTATGGATCGGACCTGTTGGTTTGATTCCTTTGGATTCCGAAAGGTCCCCTTCTCGTTCTCAAAAGATGGCTACCTCTACAACCAAGAAACTGGGAATGATGCTGATGGCTTGGCGATGAATGCTTATGTCAAATCTTCACCACTGGAGATGTCTCAGACAGGCAATGAGCTGATGCTTGTTGACAAAATCGTCCCGGATCTCTCAGTTACGGGAAATCTCAACTGCACTGTTTATTCTCGAAAATACCCTGACTCTCCTGAAACGACAAAAGGACCATTTACTATTTCGTCAGATACAGGTAAAGTAAGCATGAGGTCTCGTGGCCGTCAGATGAGTCTTGAGCTAGGAAGCAATGAGCTCGGCTCTTCTTGGTCTATTGGTGACTTCAGATTCAATGTGAGGAGCGATGGCCTCAGATGAGTGTTCTTAATACAAGATTGCCCCAACCGGGGGCTGAAATTGACCGGCAGTGGGCTGTTCGGCTTGTGTCAACACTCGAAATAATTTTGCGTAATCTCTCTAACTCTGCGTCCACGACTCCTTATCAGATGTCGAATGTGACAGAAGATTACGTTCTTGATGCGGATTCAACAACTCTGGATGAGGTTGCGGATGTCCTTGGGACTCTGATAACTGACTTGAAAAGCAAAGGAGTCGTAAGCTAATGGCTGTCATTTACACAGAAGGTGAGAACCTCGGTGCTCTCGGCGAGATCAACACTCCGGCCCAGCAAGCTTCTGGCGGCTCTCAAACAGTTCCTGTTTATCAGCTTTCTGGCCAAGCCCCAACACTGCCAGACGATGCCATTCTTCAGCAGGTCTATGGCACAACGGCGATGCCGGCATTTGAATGGGTCCGCTCCATCCAGAGCGGAGAGCGCACTTACAACCCGGCGAGTGACTTTGACAACCAGATGCTGCAGCAGTATCAGCAAGCAACTGGCAGCGGAAATCAGGTTCCCGGGATGCCGAGCGTCACCGATTTGATCGGAGCTGTTGCCCCCGGAGCCGCTGGGATGGTTGGCCAGAGCATTGGTGCAGCGATTGCTGATCCTTTCGTTCAGCAGAGCGTCGGTGGAGTTGCTGAGGCGGCTGGCACTAGCTTGCTGCCAGAGTTCCTCGGTGGGACAGCCCTCCCTTCCAAGCAGCTTTCTCAGGCGACGTCGGCTGGTTATGACCTTTTGAGCTCAGGAACTTTGAGCCCTGCAGCCAGAACTGCAACAACCGCAGCGCGTGGTGGCGGACTTTTCCAGCCAGAAGTTGCTAACATTGACGTTGCACGCGCAACAGGAAACCTTGACCTTTATAATAAACTGCAGGCCACCCCAGACGCTATTGTGGGAAGCTTCGAGGGGTCCACAGTCTATAATCCAGAAGTATTCAATCAGGTTGTTACTGATGCGCCAGCCTCCGGCTTGGCGACAAACATCACGAGCGAAGCGATCACCTCCTCAAGCACAGCCCCGACCTACCTAGAAGGCGTAGGTGATAAGCTGTTCGGCAGCGGAGCCTCATCAACTTGGACCGCTGCTGGCGTCGGTGCTGTTCTGAACTTCGGCGTCGGCCTACTCACGGGGCAGGATCCAGTCAAGGCTGCTAAGAGCGCCGGAGCTGGTGCGATCGGTACCGCGATCGGTACTGCGGTCGGTGGCCCGATTGGAGGCTTTATCGGTGGTACTATCGGATCGGTTATTGGTGGTCGCGTAATCTGTAACGAGCTAATGCGTCAAGGTTTGATGACCCGCAAGCAGGTTGTTCTAGATTACCGATTCACTCGTGATTACCTCACGACATATCATGTTAATGGCTATCACGCTTGGTCAATTTGGATGGTCAAGCAGATGCGTCAGGGTCGTTTCGTTAAGACTTGGAAGCACATCGCTGGTCACAGGGCTAACGAGATCGCTTACATTTACGGCGAGCGAGATAAGTCTGACTACCTCGGAAAAGTTTATCGGAGGATTTTCGAGTCCACTTGTTGGCTGATTGGGCGCTTCAAAGAGAAGTCTGATTGGTCTGTCCTTTACACCCCTAAGGAGATATAAAATGGCACGCGAACCAATGATGCGCGGCGAAGAAGCCCCTACGACAAACCCACTCTCCCTGATGCCCGCAGAGGCTCGTCAGGCTCTTATGCGTCCGTCCGAAGAGATCCGGGCGGTTCTTATGGCTCGCCTAGCGAACATGTCTCCGGAAGAGCTGCGCATGCTTGACAATGCCATCAGCCCGGATGTTGCTCGTGTTCTTATCCGGCTACTTCCTGAACTTCAGCAGATCGTTGAGCAGGTTGCCGGGAATCCTCGTGAAGCAGCACAGCCCCGTGAAGGAATGGGTGCACTGGGTGGAATGTGATTGAAATAAAATGGGCAAGCCCTTTCGATATATCATATATCGTCTCGTTGCTTGTCGTCATGCACAAAGAGGCTGAAACAGAATTGTCACCGATCAACTCAGAAAAAACTTTTGCAAAGGTGAATGAGGTCATTCATCGTGGCATTTGTTTGATCGCGAAAGATGGTGACAAAATTGTTGGCACGATAGGTGGTTTGGAGATAAGAGACTGGTGGTCTGATGAGAAGCATGTCGGAGATTGTTGGTTCTATGTCTCCAAAGACCATCGCAGCAGCAAGGCAGCAATAATGCTCATTAAAGAATACATCAGGATGAGTAAAGAGCTTTTCCCGGAAAGCAAGATTCGCCTTGCCCACGTTTTCTCTGGTGACTCCGACCGCAAAGACAAATTCTTTAGCAAGCTTGGCTTCAACAAAGTCGGCTCTGTTTTCATGGAGGCATAGATGGGAGACCTTTGTACAACAGGCGTGGAAGAGCTCCCAACCGCAAAAGAAGTTGTTTCTGGAACAGAGCTTCCAGAATGGGTTTCGGCTGGTGGTCGCGAGATTTACGAACAGTCACGTGAGCTTGCACGCTCACCCTTCCCGCTTTATGAAGGCCAGCGCATCGCGACTTTTGAGGGTCTTGATGGCGGAATAAGTAAAATAACGGAGGCGGAGCAGAGGGCTGCTCAGCTTCTGACAGACGAATCTGGAGCCTATCGCCCTTATTTCGAGGGTGCTGTTCAAAGGACTCAAGACCTTGCCCCGACGTACGAAGGCATGACTTCTGAGCAGCTCATTGGTGCACCTGTTGACACAGGAACATTCGACATTGCTGCGGCACAGCCATTCTTGGAAACTTATCAGCAAGCAGTTGATCCGGCGATCCGAGAGCTTGAACGGCGCACAGAAGCAGAGCGCAGGGCACAGGCAGCACGAGCTTCTCAGGCTGGTGCCTTTGGCGGTTCACGTGCGGCTATCGAGGACATCCTTCTCGGTACAGAGTCTGCTGCGAACATTGCTGATCTCCGTAAAAAGGCAGCTCAGGAAGGCTTGAGCTTCGCAGCCCAGCAGTATCAGACAGACCGTCAGGCTCGTCTCGAACAGGCAGAGCTGGACCGTCAGGCTCGTTTCGGCTCGGAAGAAGCAGCGAGGAGCCGGTACGATATTGAGCAGGTCGCTGGCCTCCGTCAGGCGGACGCCCTAGCGAGCTTTGCACCTATGATTCAGGGTCTGCAGGAGCAGCAAGCCTCTGGCATGATCACCGCAGGTCAGGCGCAGCGAGAGCTTGATCAGATGGCTCTTGATCTTGCGTATGCAGATTATGTTGAGCAGCGCGAATATCCTTATGCCATGCTCAACTTCGCGCTTGGTGCGCTCAAGGGTGTTCCCTTTGAGCAGAGGACGATCGGCCTCGAGCAAGGTCAGCAGTTCGTTCAAACACCTAGCATTTATGGTCAGACAATCTCTGGCCTTGGTTCTTTGGCTTCGGCTTATTATCTGGCCAATAAGTAGGATTGAGATATGGCAGAGCTCAAGATAGATCCGACAACTGGTAATCCGGTAGTTGTTAATACGCCAGTTGGTGCATCCGGCACCAATATCATGGGTCTTCCTCAGGGAGCTCTGGCAGCCCTTGGCGGACAGGAGCGAGTCCAAGCTGCATTAGATATCGCCAAAGCTCTTCAGCCTAAGAAGGCAGAGGTTGATCCTGCTTTGATGGCTCTTTTGTATTTCACCAAGATGGGTGAGTTGGCCTCTAAGCCAGGGGCGACCCTTCTTGGCTCCGCTGCTGGGGCTGGTGTTTCTCCGGCTGCTTACTTGATGCAGCAGCGCAAGGCACAGCGCGAGGCAGAATCAAAGCTGCCGGCCACTGCTGTTCAGATCGCTACATTGCTCAAGCCTCCGGCTGGAACAGGTGTCGGTAGGACTCCTGTTAAAGTATCCCCGGCAACAAACGAAGACGGCACGATCAAACGCACCGACGAGGGTGTGCCGATCTACATTTATAATATTACGGACAAGGCTGGAAACATTCTGAAAAAGAATGTTGAAATGCCGGATCTTGAAGCTGCTGCGAAAATGAAGCCCGAGACGCTTTATAATGCAGAAGGCGAAACTAGGATTGTCACGCCGTTCAGCAAGGAATATTACGCCGCCATTAAGGGGGGCTTCGGGTCAACGACCAAGCCCGACACGACCACCAAGACTGTTGGCTCAGGGACTCTAGCTAAATACCTCGACCAAGAAGGTGCAGAGCAGTTTGTCGTTTCTCAGGGCGTGTCCCGGGAAGATCCGAACTTCGGGAAAATTGTCGCGCAGTTCGTTGCCCCGAACGAGGAACTTATTGGCAAGCCCATCACAGACGGTGGCGTTTATCTTGAAGCAGTTCCTCTTGTTAAGGCCGGCAAGACGATCAACCTCCAGCTGACACCTTCTAAGG